ATCAGGCCGACTGGAGTCAGGACCCGGTCGAAACGGTCACCGTCCCTGGCTGCTCGGTTCAGCCGGGGAGCGGCGCGGATGACCGGGTCGGCCGGGACGGCATCTCCAGCGACTGGAAAGTCTGGGCGCCGCTGGGCACAAGCGTCGGCCCGTTCGATCGAGTCACGGTCCCTGGCTATCCCGGCTACCTGGCCATCACCGGTCAGCCCGAGCACTGGGCACCGGGGCTGCTCCAGCACACGGTGCTCCACCTGGAGGCCTGGAAGGGCTGAGACACATGGCGCCTAGGCGTGATTCCGCCGGACGGTTCGTATCCGGTGGCGGCTCGGCATCGGCCGGGCTCAAGGTCAAGGTCGGCAAGATCGAGTGGAACGACCCGAACGTGATCAAGTTCCTCAAGACCGACCCGGGCATCCACGCCGACCTCGAAAGACGCAGCACCGCAGTGCGGGACGCAGCCGGTGGCCTACCGCACTACAGGAGCGCTGTCGAGGCGGGCCGAGACCGCCAACGAGCGGCCGTCTGGACGTGGACCTACGAGGCCATGGTCAGCGAGGCCGAGGAGCACAATCTGCTGCGCGCGCTGGATGCCGCCCGATGATCATCGATCCGGACGCCGAACAGCTCGTGATCGACTACCTGGACACCGAGATCCGCAAGTACGGTGTCCCTCCCGGTGTCCCGGTGGCCGATCGGCCGCCCCAGGACGCGACCAGCTACCTGGTGGTCACCCGTACCGGTGGCACTCGCAGGGATCTGGTCACCGACTCGGCACAGATCACCGTGGACGCGGTGTCCGTCGACAACGCCGATGCGCTGCTACTGCTGCGGCTGGTCCGTGGGCTCCTCAACGATGCCTGGGGGAGAGTCCTGTCCGGCCATGCGGTCTACACCGTGGGTGAGCTGAGTGGCCCGTACCAGAACCCGACCGATCACGACCCGCACCGCTACACCCAGACCTTCCTCATTGCCATCCGGGCATCCGAGGTCGCACCCGCCTGAGAAAGGAAAGTCCCACAATGGCCATCAATTCCGACCTCGTGTATGTCGGCGTACCAGACCGGGTGACCGGTTCGGTGATGTCCGCCCCCAAGGGCAGCACCCTGCCCACCGATGCCGCCACGCCGCCCGACGTCGCGTTCGTGGACAGCGGCTACATCACCGAGGACGGCTGCACCCTGGCCGACGCCCAGACCTGGAACGACATCAAGGACTGGGGAGGCGACACGGTCCGAAAGATCAAGAGCGCCAGCGATGTCACCCTGGCCACCTCGTTCCTGGAGATCAACGCGGACAGCGCCAAGGCCGCGTTCGGCGACGCCAACGTGACCGACACCGCCGGGAAGATCGAGATCCGACTGACGACTTCGGAGCCCGGTCGAAAGGCCTGGCTGGTCAACATGCTCGACGGGGAGAAGCCGCTGCGCATCGTGATCCCGGACGGCCAGGTCACCGACCGGGGTGACATGACCTTCACCCGGCAGGGTGCGGTGACGCTGCCCGTCACCATCGCGGCCGCGCCCGATGCGGACGGCGTGGCGGTCTACATCTATGCCGAGCCTGCCCCGGTCGTCGGCCCGTAGTTACTGGCCTGCCTGGTGGTCTCACGCGGGGGCCACCAGGCCAGGATCTACCCGCGACCCGCGTGCCCCGAGAGGATCAACCCCCAACCATGACCGCCATCCTCCCCAACCAGAAGACTGCGCAGGGCGCAGGTTCCGACGAGCCGTTCACCTACACGACCGCTTCCGGTGAAGAGTTCACCGTGTCCTCCCTGGCCAAGCCGTTCAAGAGCGCCGGGGAGCTGCGCCGCCATCGGCGCGACAACCCTGTCGATATCGCCTACTTCGTGATCGAGCGGGACCTGACCAAGGACCAGCTCAAGATCATCGATGCTCTCGACATGGACGAGTTCAACGAGTTCTCCAAGGCCTGGGCCGAGCACTCGGGCATCGATCTGGGGGAATAGCAGGCCTCCTGGCGATGCCGTCGGATACGTGGCTCGCGCTGGAGGCTGACCTGATGACGTCCGGGTTCGTCCTGGGCGACTACCCCGACCGCTACGGGCTCCGGACCCTGCTGGCCTTCCTGCGCAACTCGCAGCGGGCCAGCGCGGTGTACCGATCGGTCCATGGTCAACGGATCAGCGACTGGGGCAATGTCGAGGAGCTGCTGGCCATCGTGATCGAAACCCTCAGGGACGCCAATTGGCAGCGCCAGGGCAACTCGATGGCTCCTCGGCCGCCCCGGCTGGTCCGGCCGGGCCAGGAGGCAAAGCAACAGGGCTACCGTCACTTCGGTGGCGACGGCATGACTATCGCTGAGTTCGAGAAGCGGATGGCAGCGGCGCGAGGGAAGGCGGCATCGTGAACGACACCTCCATCGCCACTGCCTATATCGAACTGGTCCCGGTCCTGGCGGGCATCCAGGGCAACGTCCGGCGCGAGCTGGACCAGATGGGCTCGGACATCGAACGGGCCGGGGGCGACAGCGGCAAGCGGTTCGGCGGCGCCTTCGGCTCGGCGCTGAAAGGGATGGCGGGGCTGGCGGCCGGCGCCTTCGCCGTGGACAAGCTCAAGGACTTTGCGGTCGAGAGCATCAGCGCGGCCAGCGATCTCAACGAAGTCGGCACCAAGACCCAGCAGATCTTCGGTGACGCCTCCAAGGACGTCGAGGCCTTTGCCGCGAAAGGTGCGAAGTCGCTGGGTCAGTCCAACCTGGCCGTCCAGAACGCGGTGTCCTCGTTCGGCGTGTACGGCAAGGCGGCCGGGCTGGCGGGTAAGGACAACGTCGAGTTCTCTGGTGGTCTCGCGCAGCTCGCCACCGATATGGCGTCGTTCTCCAACACCTCGGTCGAACAGGCCACTGCGGCACTCTCCAGTGGCCTACGGGGTGAGTCCGAACCACTGCGGGCATACGGTGTCCTGCTTGATGACGCCAGCCTACGGAACGAGGCACTGGCCCAGGGCCTGATCACGACGACCAAGGACGCGCTGACCCCGCAGCAGAAGGTGCTCGCCTCCCACGCCCTGATCATGAAGCAGACCGCTGACGCCCAGGGCGATTTCGCCAAGACGTCAGGCGGACTGGCCAACCAGCAGCGCATCCTCGCGGCCCAGATGGAGGACATGAAGGGCAAGGTCGGCCAGGCCTTCCTCCCGGGGATTACAGCGGTCGTCAGCGGTCTCAACACCTACCTGTTCCCCGCGCTCGACAAGGCCGGGACCTACGTCAGCGATTTCTTCAACCTGATGAAGACCGGCGACTTCACTGGCGGGATGTTCGGTCTCCAGGAGGACAGCCCGATCGTGGCAGGGCTGCTGTCGTTCCGGGACATCGTCAAGGAGATCGTCGGCGCGGTCGGGCCACAGCTGACCGGCATGTTCACCGACATCCTGCCGATCCTCAAGGAGGTCGGCGGCACGATCGGCTCGGCGCTGGTCGACGTGTTCCACCAGCTGTGGCCCGCGCTCAAGGACATCCTGCCCCTGTTCATGGATCTCATGAGCGTGACGAACCCATTGTCGTTCGTGTTCAAGTCGCTCATCCCACTGATGCCCCAGCTCGCCAGCATGGTTGGCGATCTCGCCCGGTCGCTCGGCGGCGTGCTGGCCAAGATCCTCAAGGCGATCACCCCGTTGTTCCAAGCGGTCGTCGGCGTGATCCAGCGACTGATGCCGTTCGTCCAGAACCTCGTGGCGTCCCTGCTGCCCCCGCTGATGAAGCTGTTCGAGAAGCTGGCCCCGCTGATCACGGCCGTGGTCGATTCGCTGATGCCGCTGGTGCTCTCGCTGGCCGATGGGCTCATCCCGGTGATCGAGGCCTTGATGCCCATCGTTGAAACAGTTTTCGGGTTCGTCGGCGCCACGATCCAGAATGTCATCACCGTGTTTAGCGGCCTGATCGACATCCTGACTGGCGTTTTCACCGGCGACTGGGAGAAGGTCTGGACCGGGGTCAAGGAGATCTTCGGGGCCATCTGGGACCAGATCAAGAACATCTTCAGCACTCTGTGGACCCTGATCAGTGAGTTCTTCACCAATCTCGTGCCTGCGATCTGGGCCTTGGTGTCCTCGTTCGCGGATGAGCTGGCGGCCTGGGGCGGTCAGCTCCTCGGTTGGCTGTGGGACGGGATCAAGGCAGCGGCGTACATCGGCTGGGAGTGGTTCACCGCCCTGCCGGGCGAGATCTGGAACCGGATTGTCGCTTTCGCGGGCTGGGTGGGGGAGCGCGGCAAGGAGTTCCTCGGTTGGCTGTGGGACGGCATCAAGCGCAAGGCCGAGGAGCTGTGGAGCTGGTTCAGTAGCCTCCCCGGCTGGGCCTGGGACCAGATCGTCACGAGCGCTGGCACCGTCACCGCCCACGGGGCCGAGTTCATCGGCTGGCTGATCAGCGGGATCACCGATGGGGTCAAGTCCCTGTGGACCTGGCTGACCGGCGGGATCAATGACCCGACCAGCTTCATCGGTGGGATCTGGGCGTCCATCCAGAAGATCTCCAGCGACGTCATCGGTCTGGGCAAGCAGTTCATCGACTGGATCGTGTCCGGGATCAAGCAGACGGCCGAGAACATCTGGACCGCGATCACCGACGCGTTCACCGGGCAGGCCAACAGCTTCGCCGAGAACCCGCTGATGTACATGGGCCAGGCCAAGGACGGGGGCATGGTCGCCAAGGCGGCCGGTGGCCCGATGGGTCAGTGGCAGGTTCGGCCCAACGGGCGCATCTACGGGCCAGGAGGAGGCCGGGACGACCTGATCCCGACGCTCCTGTCCAACCACGAGTTCGTGGTGAACAGCGGCTCGACGGCCCGGTACTTCAGCGAGCTGATGGCGATCAACGAGAACCGGTTCGCCGGTGGTGGGTTCGTCAGCGCCTACGAGGGGACCTTCAACGCGGCCAAGGAGTTCGGCGTGTCCCTGAGCACCGCGCTCAAGGACAAGGTACTGGAGGAGATGAAGAGCCCGGTCGGCTCGCCGAACGGCAGCGCGGTCAGCAGTTACGACCCGTCATCGTTCGGCTGGGTCCAGGCCGCCAACATCAACACGGGTTTCAGCTGGAACGGCACCTCGTGGCCGGGCGGCGTGGCTCGGGGCACCGAGGGCCTGTGGACCAGCCTGCTCAACCAGCTCGTGCCCAACATCCCTGGCGGCCTCCAGTCCGGCGCCCAGTGGGGCTACGAGAATCGCAGTATCGCTGGCACCGGCACGCCCTCGTTCCACTCCTACGGCCTGGCCCTGGATATCAACGCCAGCTCCAACGGTCGTGGCCTTCCCGGTTACGGTCGGGCCGGGCAGTATGTGATCCCGGGTGAGGTCGCCCACCGGATCGCCTCTTCGCTCGGCATGGAGTGGGGTGGCGACTGGAGCTTCACCGATCCGATGCACTTCGAGATCCACCTTCCGCCCAGTTCTCTGGGCGCCACGGTGGGCTCCTCCACCGGGTCCGGCGGGGTGATCGGCGGCCTGGTCCAGATCATCCGCAAGAAGCTCGGACTCGATGCCCCGGCCACGGGATTCTCCGGAGTCATGCCGGATGCGGTGGCGGGCGGCAAGTTCGAGGGGACGGTCGAGCGCTGGCGGCCGACCGTCTTGCAGGCGCTGGCGATGATCGGCCAGGCGCCCGGGTTCGCGGACTACGTGCTGAACCAGATCCGCACGGAGAGTACGGGCGACCCGGCTGCCATCAACAACTGGGACTCGAACGCTCAAAGAGGCACTCCCTCAAAAGGTCTCGTTCAGGTCATCGATCCCACGTTCCGGACGTATGCGCTACCTGGCTACGACCAGAACATTTGGGACCCGCTGTCGAACATCCTGGCGGGCGTGCGGTACGCCATCGCCACGTACGGCAGCATTCCCGCCGGTATGCGCGGCGTGGCGTACGACTCGGGCGGGTACGCGCCCAAGAACGGCTGGCTCATGCCGTTCAACGGGCTGTCCAGCCCCGAGCCTGTCCTGACGCCCGGTCAGTGGCGTACGGCTGACTCGGCCATCGATACGGTGGCGCGGCTGGCCAACGACGGGGCGGTGAAGATGACGGTCAACCAGTTGCCCGGACAGTCGGCGGCCGACCTGGCCCGGGAGATCGATCGGCGGCTGGCCTTCGCCGGTGGGAGGTCGGCGTGAGCGAACCGATTGCGCTCCAGACCATCAGCGTCGATGGGTTCACCTGCTACGACGGGGTGACCGCGCCGACCGATGAGGACGGAAACCTGTGGGTCTGGCAGGACATCGAGGGATGGTTCGGCGGCCTGGACGTGCGCGGCGCACCCGTCGAACGACCGCTCACCGATGGCGACTTCGACGGTCCGGCGCCGCTGGGGTCGCGGACGGTCACGGTGAAGGGGACGCTGATCGCCTCCACCCGGGCCGGGCTCCAGCGCGGGCTGGACAGGCTAGCGGCCGTTCTGACCACCGTCGTGCGCCGATCGGACCTGGTGGTGGACGAGGCCCAGCGCGGCGTGACCCGCACGGCTACGGTGCGCCTAGGTGGGCCGACGCAGGTCTCCCGGAAGAGCACCTACCAGGCCGACTGGTCGCTGAGCCTGTATGCGGCCGATCCGCTCCGGTACGGGACCGTGGTCAACGTCATCACGATCCTGCCGTTCAGTGCCGGGAGCGGTCGTGTCTACAACCTGGTTCCGAACCGGCACTACGGCAAGGCCTCCCGCAGCGGCACGGGTGACGTCGTCAACGCGGGTAACGCGTCGACGCCGCTCCAGATCACCTTCTACGGGCCGTGCACCAATCCCGGGATGCGCATCGTCGGTGGGGCCGAGACCCAGTACATGGGCACGCTGACCGCCAACGACCGGGTGGTCATCGATACCGCCAGCCGGACTGTCCTGCTCAACGGGGCCAACCGGCGGCAGAACCTCTCGGCCACGAGTCGCTGGCTGTCCGCCCCGCCCGGCACCACGCGGGTCTACCACTGGGTGGATAACGTGGACCGGCTGGGCTCGGCCAGCGTCGCGTGGCGGGATGCCTGGGCATGAGTGAGATCTGGGCCTACTACGCCACGGAGCTGATCAGCGGCCAGGTGATCGTGGACCTGCCGCTGGTCGACTTCAGCGGTGAGGTGTCGCTGGCCGGCGGCCCGATGACGGCAAAATTGCCGCTGCTGGATCTCTCGGCCGACCAGCGCGAGATGTACCTGGACTCCACGATTCCCGGGCGGTACACGATCCTGGCCGTCCGGAATGGAGTGCCCCAGGGCGAGTGGATCATCTGGCAGCGGACGCGGGCCAACGACCTGAGCACGGTCGGTCTGAGCGGGGCGCAGATCAAGTCGTTCCTGGAGCGTCGGGTCAGCCAGACCAAGACCTACAGTGCGACCGAGCAGCTGGATATCGCCAAGGATCTGGTGCTGACCGGGTTCGGCGCGTCGCCGCAGGGCAACGGTGCGGTGGCGATAACCGTGGGGTCCTACACGCCTTCGGGCAAGGCTCGGGACCGGGAGTACAAGCAGTGCGACGGGACGATCGGCCAGCGACTCAAGGAGCTGGGCGAGGTCATCGACGGGTTCGACACGTACGTCACGTCCGAGTGGACCGGTGGCGCCCACCAGACGCCCACGGTGACCCGGACGGTGCGGTTCGGCTACCCGCGCGCGGGCAGCGACCAGGACCTGGTGCTGGAGGACCGGCACGTTCTGTCGTTCGAGCTGGCTGAGGACGCCAGGGATCTGGCCAGCCGGGCGTACACGGTCGGTGACTCGGGCCTGATCAGCACGTATGAGGACGACCGCTTGGTTACCGTGGGACGGCTGCCGTACCTGGAGAAGTCGGCCAGCTACACCTCGGTCACGCAGCAGGCCACGCTCGACAGCTACGCTCGCGCGCTGTGGGACGACTCCCAGGTGTCCGCGCTGCCCGGTTCGCTCACGGTGCTGGCCGACGTCCAGCCGGGCATCGGGGACTGGTCCCTGGGTGACGTCGTCACGGTCCAGCTGGAGGAGTCGATCAACTTCCCGGTCGGTGTCCGGGTGGACGTGCGCATCATCGGCTGGACCTTCAAGCCGCCACGGTCCGGGCCGGAAACCCTGTCCCTGGCCATCACTCAGGAGGGGTCACTTGGCGATTACTCCGGAAACCCCATCGCTGTCTGGTGAAGTCGTCAACCTGGGTCGGCGCCTGCGCACGCTGGAGCTGCACCCGCCCGGCACCGGGCCGACCGGCCCACCCGGACCGCAGGGCATCCCCGGACCGACCGGGCCGACCGGTGCGACCGGCGCCCAGGGACCCAAGGGCGACACGGGCGCGACGGGTGCTCAGGGTGCCACGGGCGCCCAGGGACCCAAGGGCGACACCGGCGCCACCGGGCCGACCGGCCCAGCGTCCCTGCGGGTCCAGGTCGATCAGGTCTGGCACTCGGGACCGTTCACCCCGGCCGGGGCGTGGTCGTTCTCGGCACCGTTCAAGTCCAAAGTGCTGGTCGTTCTGTCGATGACGTTCTACGCGAATTCACAGGCCCTGACCGGGTGGCAGCCGAAGGTGGACGGGGTCGGATATGCCCCGTACTGCGACCTGTACTTCAACGCGACCAGCTACCACCAGACGGCCGTCACCGCGTTCACGATCCCGAGCTGTGCCGCCGGTACGCGCTCGATCAGCTACGCCGCGATCAGCGGCAGCCCGCTATCCGACAGCATGGACCGCGCCCATTGGGCACTTACCTTTGTGGAGATCCCATGACCGCGCCAGATCCCACCAAGCCGTGGGCCGGATATGTGCAGGACCAGGAGTATTCGGCCTTCCAGGATCGGATGATCCAGATCGGCAAGGTCAACCACCAGGCGACCGTGTCGGGGCTCAACACCCGCAACGGCGTGTTCCTCGGTGGCGGGGACGGCACCAGCAACATCAATCTCAACGTCCGCTCCAACGGGGGCATGAATCTGCTGATCGATGCCGGATCGGCCATCATCGATGGCTACTCGGTGATCAACCCGATCCAGCAGGCGATGACCGTGGACCCGTCGACCAGCACGGCCCGCAGGGACGCTGTCATTCTCCGGGTCTACGACACCGAGGCCGGCGACGTCGCCTCCAAGACGCAGCTCGAAATCGTCAAGGGCACCAACACATCCGATCCGCCCCTGCCCGCCCGGTCGCTGCTCCTGTCGGTCATCGACGTGGCCGCGAACGCCGTGTCGGTCAGTCCGCAGGACCGGCGCCAGTTCACCACGAGCGTTGGCGGTGTCGTTCCCTACTACGGGTCGCGGCCCGACATCGCCACGATCGCCAACGGCCAGATCGTGCACAGCCTCAACACGATGCTGAACGACCAGCGGGACGGCGATACCTATCACCCGCTCGGCGCGAACGCGGTCGGGAGCTGGGCATTCTCACAGACCGGAGGCGAGCTGGTCCCGTTCAACGTTTTCGCCTTCAAGCAGTGGAATGTCAACCCTAACCGCCAGGTCAACGTGATGCTGGTCCATGCCAGCGTGAACTTTCACCAGGAGAACCAAGGCGCGTCATCGGTCATCGAATGGGGGATGGGCTTCGACGCCGGTGATATCGCCAGCTACACCATCAATACCGGTTCCGGCCGGCCCTATGGCGTCGATACCACTCACACCCTATGGGGCATCGCGACCAACGTCACGCCCGGAACGCACACGGTCACCATTCATGTCAAGCCGACCGTCGGAGACGGCATCGAGGTCCAGCAGTGGTATGGCTTCGCCGTAGCCCTCAGCTAGGAAAGGACGACAATCATGACGTACCAAGCGGTTTACAGCCTGGGGACCGACCCCTCGTTTCGGAACCGGCTCAACGCAGCCCTCACCACCGAGTCGTCGGCGAAAACCGATGACCCGTTGGCGGACCAGGCGATGCGCAACCCCGAGGCGACGGTGAACTGGTTCATGCCGTTCGTCACGGCCGCGCCCGGGTTTGCCGACCAGTACGCCAGCGGCGGCCAGGCCGAGATCGATGACGGGGAGCTGCTGTCCGCGACCCAGGCCGCCTGGCCCCGGGTGGCCGACCTGTACGCCAGCGTGCTCGTGCCGGTCGTCACCCCATAGCCGGAGCGGTCGTGACCGAGCGAGAACGGCAGAGCTTCTGGCGGCTGTTCGAGAGCGTCAGGCGCGTTGTCGTGTTCCTGCTCGGCGTCCTGATCATCGTGGACGGGCTGATCGGCGAAACCGACAACCAGGTGCCGATGCTCGTGATCGGCATGGTCATGGTCGGCGTCCTGCCGCTGGAGAACCTGGTCGGCCCGTGGCTGAACAAGAGGAGAGGCAATGGCACGCAATCGATGGGGTCCGCGCCGGTACGACCGGGCACTGATCAACCTCCACCTGGACCGGCAGCGTGACGTCCCTGAGGGTTTCGTGAAGCTGGACACGGGCGAGGTGGTCCGGGTCGGGCACGATGCGGAAGGGGAAGCCGATGAGTGTGAGCGATGACTTCGCCAGCGCGGTTGCCCATATCCGGTCCTGGGGATTCCAGGTGGTCGAGTGGTCGGGCTGCTACGGGCGCAGCAATGGGGGCGGCTGGTCCGCCGGGGTGCCGGTCGGCCACGGAAACCACCACTACGTCTGTTCGATGAACCCGGACCAGGGCTACATCGATGGCCTGGTTGGCAATCTCGCCAGCGGCTCGGTGGTCAACTGGTTCGCCGACGTCAACGGCGTGGCCTACCTGATCGGCACCGGCCCGATGAACCACTTCGGCACCGGGAATCAGTCGGTGCTGGACCGAACTCGCAGCGACCAGCCACCTCCCGGGGCGGCCACCTCCCAGGGATCGATCAGCGGGAACTCGCACTACTCGGGCACCGAGTGCCAGCACCCGGGTGACTCGACACCGTGGCCCGGCCCGATGCTGGACGTGATGGTGGCGATCAACGCCGCCGAGTTCCTGGTCTGGGGCCTGCCGGCGGCGTGTGCGATTGATCACTACGAATGGACGAACCGCAAGATCGACATGAGCGCCGGCGGCGGCGCGTCCGACAACTGGGCCGGCGACGAACTGCGCCGGCGGGTCGCCGACCGGATGGCCGGCACAACCGAAGGGGACTACCTAGACATGGTGACTGAGGACCAGTGGAACGACCTGGTCGGGAAGGTGACCGAGTGCCAGCAACGGCTGCGCGGCGCCGACACCGGCGCCGGCGAGCGGCACGAACATTTCGACATGCTGCAAGGCATCGACGCCGCGACGTCGGACACGCAGTACCGGGTGCGCGGCGCCGACACGGGCCCCGGGCAGCGGCACGAACATTTCGACATGCTGCAAGGCATCGACGGCGCGGTGAGCGGCGGCGGCTAACATCACGCGATGCCGCACGCACACACCGTGACGATCCTGCACGCCGAGCGCCGGGCCCGGGCCGAGTGCGCCTGTTCCTGGCGCTCGCCCTGGTGCACCGAAGGGCCGCCGCAGCCCGACGTACCGGCCCGGCCCGACTACGTCGACCGGGCCGTCCGCGCCGCGACCTGGCACGTACGGGCCGCCGCCAGCTAGGCGCCGGCCGGCACCGACAGGCACGGGCAGCCGATACAGATCGACCCGAACCGCGGCGACGTGTGCACGTGACCGCAGTCCGGGCAGGGCCGGCCGCCGGCCGTGATCACGGCGTGCGGCTGCTCGACCATGCTGCGCGCGTTGCGCTCGCCGAACGTCCAGGGCGTGAAGTACCCGCACGCGCACACGGCCCGGGACCAGATCACCCCGTCGTTGTTCCGCTGTAGGACGTTCGCGACCCGGTGACCCGGCGAGGGCTTCGGCGGCCGCCCGATCATGCTGCGCCGCCGAACCGCTGCCGGGCTGCCTGCCGGCTGACGCCGAGCACCAGGGCTATCTCAGTCCAGGACAACCCCGGGTGCTCGGCCGTGCCGTCGTGCAGGGCCCTGGCCCCGTCGTTGATCGCGTCGTCCAGCTCGGCGCGCAGCTTGACCAGGTCCGCCAGGTCTTCGGCGTTCCCGGCCGCAACGCGCTTGCGGTGTGCTCGAATCATGCGTCTCATCATCGCGCAGAATTCGCGCGTCTCAGTGGTCCGTCGTGCTCGTTTCGGCTGCTGTGTAGTGGTCACACCTGACAATCTACCTTGTCGGCGGTCTGCTGACAACCCAACATTGTCAGCAGAATCGGCGGCCGCCCGGGCCCCTGGTGAGCACCTGTAAACGCTGGTTGTCAGCCTTAGATCGACGCCGGCGGCCGGGCCCGTGAACGGCGGTTATCGCCTAGCCCGAACGGCGGACCCGGCGGCCGTGAAATTCGCCTGAATGCCACGTAACGCTAACGACCCGTGCAGGCGAACTACACGCGTGTTACTCACATCGAATGATCTTGCCCGGCGGGCTGTTTGCCTGGTCGAGAGTTGGCTAGCGTCAACGGTTCAATCACTCTGCGTAGTGAACCGCGAGTCACGTCCGCCCGGGGCCAGACCAGCGCACCCGGGCCGCCGGGAGCACCGTTGCTGCCCTTCACCCTGCGCGACGCCGCCTGGCTCGGCGCCGCCATCCTCGCCGGCGCCGCCGCCGGGCTGCTGTTCGGGCTGCTGTGGGCCCGGTGAAAGAAACGGACCCGACGCTCGGCGTGTTACCGCGGAATCGTCACGCGTGCGCCGTAGCGTCGGGCCCTAGTGCCGGAATCGAGTTGGTAGCTCGATCGCCCCGGCCGGCCGCACTCCCATACGGCCGTCTGCGCCGAGACTACGGCGCCGCCGGCTCAAACGCCGGAAGGTTCCGCATCGTGTCGAGCACATCGCCGTTCGTCTGCTGCCGCTGCGCCGAGTCGCTGATCGGCGGGCCGATCACCTGGTCGCGCAAGGATCGCCGCTACGCGCACACGGCCTGCCTGGCCCGGTCGCAACGGGCCGCCGCCCGGGCCCGCGCGACCCGGGCCCGCAATGCCACCGAGCACGCCGCCGACATCACGGCGGCGGTCGAGTCACCCGAGACGGCCGCGATCCGCGCGGCGATGCGAAGGGCCCGGGTGATGCCTTCCTGACCCTGACTCGCTCTACCGGCCCCGGGCGCCGATCACGCTCCGGTGAAGATTGCATCGCGCAACCGACCCGCACCGGCGGGGCCGGGCGATGATGGCTGGCCCGCCGCCGATTGGGCTGAGAGTGGTTGCACTGCCGGTTGTCCGGTTGCCACTGTGCTTGTGGCTGGCCGAAGGCCAGCAATGAGGGAACCTCCGGTTCCCTCAAACTCCCTCCAAGCTGCCGCCCTCGCTCCGCTCGGTTGCCACTGACAAACTCTCCCGTAGTTTCCGAAGTGGTTGTGTAGCAACTGGATTCAGTAAACGTAACCACTTACTACGCGCGCGCGAGCGAATTGTGGACAACTCGCCGGCGGTAATGTCGGTGCCCGGTGATAGGCCAGCACCATGCAACCGATCAGCCTGGTGATCCCGGTCGAGCACTCCGACGCGATCGCCGCCGAAGTGGACCGCGGCGGGCCGGTCGACGCCGGCGAGCGGGTCGAGCTGATGCGCGTCTGGCTCGGCCCGGCGCTGGAGCTGGTGCTGACCCTGCCGGCCGCGGACCGGCTGGCCGACGCCCTGGTCGACGCGATCGCCGCCGACGACGATCAGCGGCCCGTGCTGTTCCCGGCGATCGTGAACGGCTGGTGACCAGGTGACCCGGTCGAGTGAGAGCTACCGGCGCGCAGTGCGTAAGGGTGGCGACTGCATACACGGCGAGCTGGGCGGCGACATCGTGCGGCCCTGGACCGGCACGCCGGCGTGCGCGTTGTGCCGGCGCCGCCGGCCGATCCATTGGCGCACGATCGGCGAACCGAAGCCCGAACCGCTGCCCGACAACGTCGTCAAGTTCCGCGCACCCGGCCGACTGTTCTGACGTGATGTGGATCACTTCTGGTTGTGGGTCACCCTGGTCCGCTGGTGGCGACAACGCGGCCAGCGCCGCGGCAAACACGAACCGCCCGACGAACCGCGGCACCGGCGATGACTGACCGGCCGGCGTGGGGCGGCCGGCGATCGCAGCGGCTCACGGCCGCGGTGCTGGCCCGGGACTATGACGACGCACTGGGCTTCACCCCGTGCCACTGGTGCGGCAAGCCGGCCACGACGTTCGACCACTGGCCGATCGCCCGGGCCGAAGGCGGACCCGACGACCTGACGAACGGCGTGCCGGCGTGCCGGCCGTGCAACACCGCGCGCGGCGTCCAGTTGTGGGAGGACAGGGGCCGGCCGACCCTGCCGTCCCGGCGCTGGTGACCAGGCGGCCGCGGCTGCTGGACCTGTTCTGCGGCGAGGGCGGCGCCGCCGCCGGGTACGCCGCCGCGGGGTTCGACGTGACCGGCGTTGACATCGTGCGGAAGACGCGCTACCCGTACCCGTTCCGTCGCGCCGACGCGCTCGACTACCTCGCCGCGCACGGGTCGGAGTTCGACGCGGTGCACGCGTCGCCGCCGTGCAAGGTGCACACGGTGCTGGCCGGGCTGCACACCGACGACCTGGACGGGATGCTGTTCCCGATGCCGACGCACGTCGACCTGGTGCCGGCGACGCGGCAACTGCTGAACGCGAACGGCCGGCCGTGGATCCTGGAGAATGTGCCGGGCGCCCCGCTGGTCGACCCGGTCACGTTGTGCGGCAGCATGTTCGGGCTGGGCGCCGCGTGTCTGGACGGGTGGCGGCAGTTGCGTCGGCACCGGCTGTTCGAGTCGCCGGCGCAGCTGGTGGCGCCGCGGCCGTGTGATCACCAGGGCAACGTGGTCGGCGTGTACGGGAACGGCGGCGGGCACCTGCGGCTGGTGAGCCGTGGCTATCAGGCGGTGCTGAGTGAGGCGCACGCGGCGATGGGCGCACCGTGGATGTCGCGCCGCGGTATCAGTCAGGCGATCCCGCCGGCGTACACCGAGTGGCTCGGCGCGCAACTGCTGGACCTGGTGCGCGTGTGAGCGCCGACCTGCTGCTGGTCGGGCTGCTGCTGTGCGCTGCGGCGGCCGTGATCTGGTGGCACGACCCGCGGCGCCGACGCTGACGCGCAGACCGACAATCGTGCAGAATTCACGCGGCGGCGGCCCCCCGGCCCCCCCGTCGTCGGCCCGGGCCCGCGGTTTTTTGCGGCGCTAACCAGGCTGGTAGGGA